GGGGGGAAACCCCGCGGTAGAAATAACATTTACGCCCTGATGGCGTCGGATATAGCTAATGCGATAACTCCGGCAATGAAAGCTATCACGATGTAATTTAATTCACTTTCTTCGAGACCGACCTGACTCTTTTCAGGTTGGATAACAGGATCTACCTGTTCCTTTTTTTTTGGAGGATCCAGTTCCTCCAAAGGATAGTAAGCTATCATTTATATATATTTAGAGATTAATTTCCTTCTTAGTTTTCTTTTGCCTGGTACGTCTGGTTCTTGTAGCCGCGACATGGACTTCCTTGACCTCACCCCCAGTCGAATCACCTGAGATTGAAATGATATCAGAAATGTCATCATCTTCTTCCACCTGCTCTGTGGGACTAATAGCAGTCGTATTCATTGGGGGTGCAGGTGGCATCATGATACCACCCATCAGACTGGAGATATCAATCCCTGGTCCTTGCATTTGGTAGTCACCTGTTCCACCGACAGGGGCATCCGTTGCGGGTCCTCCTGTATTTCTCGTCGTATTCTGTACTGCGCTCATCATATTCTTAACGAGATCTGGGTTTTGCTTCATCACATCGTTCATGTTTGGCATAACAGATTTAAACATACTGTTGGTGAGATGGAACATCATGGCTGAACCACCCAACATCATAATGAGCTTGATCTCTGGTGCAACTGTAATCTTAGACCTGTATTTCACATACAATTCTTCAAATACACCGTCATAATCGTCTACATTCTCCATCACAGACTCAGACCACCCCTCAAGTTGGACCTCAAAGGGATTATACCGTTTATTAAGAAACTCCAAACCAGTTACACAGGCGACCAACATTCTTCTAGAAAAGCGGACAGATTGTTCGACATCAATACTATAAGTGATACGCTTCACCTCGGATCGCAATTCATCAATATTCGAATATGCATTGAGTCGTTTATTTACGGCAAATCCCTTTTTCTCCAGGCGTCCGAGTTTATTAATAAGGTCCGCCTTTTCTTCATCGATTGAAGCATACCCTTTTGTTGGTTTATCATCTTCTTGTCCTGGGCCAGCTTCACCATAATCCTCACCATCATCGAAAAAATTAGCATCTTCATCGCCGTCACCGTAATCAATTTCTTCGTCGGGAGTAGTGTGATTTTGAACTGTTTGCTTCGTTGGATTTACAAAAGCGTCCATACTTTCCTGTTGTTGTCCCATTTGGGGTGGGGCGAATTTTGGTCTAGTTGGTCGTGGAACACGTTGGGGTCGTGGAGCAGAAATTTCGATTTCATCCATGATGGCCTGCTCGTCGGCATCTAATTTCATGACACTGGTATTTCCTCGATCGATTACTATCTCTTCGTCCATCTACTCTTTATATAGAAACTAAAAAAATTACCTTTAACGCAGTTTAAAAAAATCTTTGTAGATTATAAATGTTTACCCTTAATCGTACAAGTCGTAATGCTCTCAGTATGATCGTTATCCTTCTTCTGATAATTTCGGCCCTCGCCGCCTTCAAGTCCTCTACCGCCACAAGCAAGTACCAACCCAGACCAATTATTACTAAGAATATCACCGACCAATCTATTTTCGATCTCCCAGTCGAATTAGAATGTACTGCTGGTTCGGGTAAAAAGGACAGCCCTTACTCAAAAGGTTTAACTCCAGGAGGTATTTGTGGCGCTCAAAAGTTAGTCGCCGCCCATGCTGGTTATGAAATTACCGACGGAATCGGTGGATCTTTAATCTAAGCTTATACTAAATGGCGCTTATTACATCCCCTAGTCAGCTCATTCCAGATCTTCAACATGAATATCACACGGTGACTATTGACACTATTGGACAGACTTCTTCCAATACGTTCACATGTCATCTCCAACAACCCTTGAAAAATGTTGTTCAAGCCAAATTAATGGCTGCTAGAATTAATACAACAGTGGCTACCAAACATTGTTACATTTCCATCGAAGAATTGGATACCATTTTTTCTGAACGTGCTTCGAACGAACCAAATGGCCAAGCTGGAGCGAGTGTTCTTCGTAATTCATTTGCTAGTATTATCGGTGACGGTACTACTGCATTTAATTTCAAAGACAACTATCCATTAGTTACTCAATACGTGAACCCAATTCGTAGCATTGATCGTTTTACCGTCAATATTCGCAACCAATCAGGTGATGGTATTGTACCATCAAGCCCAGCTAAAGATAATTTCTTAATTCTTCGTTTCGTGTGTAGAAAACCAAATTTGTAATTTTCTCTCTTTAATATAGTATACCATGTCTCCAGGCATTGTTCAATTGATTGCAGCCGGCGCCCAGGATGAATACATCGTTGGTGACCCACAGGTTTCTTTCTTTACTTCAACGTTCAAAAGACATGCTAATTTTTCACAATCCATCGAAAAGCAAACCATCTATGGAGCGGTGAAAAACAACTCGATGTCCAGTGTTCAATTCGAACGATCTGGCGACCTTCTCAGTTACGTGTATTTCACGATAGACAATAATAGCACTGCCCTCGATTCTCAACGCTGGGACAATATTATTGATAAAGTAGAACTTCTTATTGGAGGTTCTGTTATTGACACACAAGATTCTGTATTTACAGAAAACATAGCTATAGATACTTTCGCGACTAACGTTTCCAAAAGCGCTCAAGGTACACACCCGGGTGTCAGCTCTCGTTCATATTTTTACCCCCTTCGTTTCTTCTTTTGTGAAGGGCCACAGTGTGCCATCCCTCTCGTTGCCCTCAATTACCATAACGTCGAAATTCGTATTCATTGGGCTTCAACAGCTACAGATTACAATGTCGAGTGTTTCGCCAATTATTACTACTTAGATAATGAAGAACGTGGGAATATATCAGCAAGAAAACACGATCTTCTCATCACCCAGGTTCAAAAGAACATTGCATCCGGAACAAACCTTCTAGAGTTGACATTCAATCACCCCGTTAAGTACCTAGCTTCGTCTAATACATCGACTACGAGCGCTCTTACGTCACCCGCAAACAAAGTGAAACTCAATATAAACGGTACAGATCTTGCAAACTATCGTTGGAGTAAACCTCATTACATCGATGTTATGTACTACTATCACACAGGGTTCGTGGCGTCCCCCGATTTTTTCTTGTACCCATTTTGTTTATCTACGAGCTCACTTCAGCCCACGGGTACCTTGAACTTTAGTCGTTTAAGTACAGTGAAGCTCATGAGTGAAACCATGAATATAATAGATCCTATATACGCAGTAAACTACAACATATTGCGCATTGAGAATGGGATGGCGGGACTTCTTTACGCGAATTAAAATACCAATCTATATTAAATGGTCAAGAATTTGCCGACGGTAGAGAGATCTACTAAAATCAGGTTCGGTAAAAATTGTACCAATGAACAGGCAGAAAATACAATTGTGTTCAATGCGAGTGAGGTCGAACTAGAAGTAGCTACACCCGGAACTACATATTTGACACCCATTCGCATAGATCCCGTTCAAACTCCGGGTGGAGCTGCAAACGTTATGGTTTTGTCATATAATAGGGTTACTAAAGAGATTACAGATTCAAATGCAATCGCAAGTGAAATCCTAAACTTTAATCTTGCTGGTGCGACAAAAAATGGAAATACCACACCGTATACAATACGATTTGATTCGTATACCGATGCGTTTGGTACTACAGTCACAGCTAACCCTACGAGTTTTGTAACTGCAGGGGTTATTGGTATCGCGAATAGTTCACCCACGAATACAATATCCGCAGGTTCCAAGTTCCATGTAAATATTAATGCATCAAATGTACTCTCCGTTTTAGGAAATACGTATATACAAAAGAACTTGGTTGTTGATGGAGACGCGACTTTCAACGGTCTGGTCACAACTTTACACTCAAATAATACAACCATTAAGGATGCCATCATAGAAATTGGTAAAGATAACGTTAATGGGGATGCATCTTTGGATCTTGGTTTTATTATGACTCGACCAGGTTCAAGTGTGGCTATGGGATATTTAGAAAGTTCAAATGAATTTGCTATTGGATACACACACTCTAGTGCTAGCGGGCATACTATAACACCATTAACCAATCAGGATATCAACGTCCATGTGTACGGACAGATTTTCACACAATCAAATGTCGGTATCATAAACACAAGTCCTATCCATACATTGGATGTGGGTTCAAATCTCTTCGTAGATGAATTTGGCTCTAACATTTTGAATGTTACCGGTAATACAAGTATTTCTGCGGATTTGACAGTAGATGGAGATACTCTCTTTGTAGATTCTGGTGCAGATAAAGTTGGTATTAATACATTAGTACCCAATGCAGAACTTCACGTCGTAGGTAATGCGTATATAACCTCAAACTTAACGGTTGATACAAATACACTTCATGTAGATGTAGTGAGTAACCGAGTCGGTATAAATCAAAAAAATCCAACGAAGGATCTTGATGTGAATGGAACAATTGCAGCTACTCGACGTGTCGACAACTCTGGTTACGATAGAATCCTTTTGGGTACAGATACTGGAACTACAATTCACGGGACTTCAAATTCACATTTAATATCTGTGGGATATAGAGCTGGTTATGATCTTCAACAATCAAATTCGATCGCCATCGGTTATAAATCTGGGAGTGTCACACAATCCCAATCCTCTATAGCCATAGGTGAAAGATCCGGTGAAACAAATCAAGGAATTAGTTCTATAGCCATAGGTGAAAAATCTGGGTATGACGACCAAGGTACACTATCCATTGCCATCGGTCAAAATTCTGGTGGTGAAAATCAAGGGAATAACTCTATCGCCATTGGTAAAGACGCTGGTAGTCAAAACCAAGGGCAAAAATCTATCGCTATCGGTGATGGTGCGGGTAAGATGTCACAAGGTGCCGGTGCCATAGCTATAGGATACTATGCGGGGTATCCAACCGCGCAAGCAGATGGGTCAGTTATCATAAACGGTGGGACAAGTGTCGCGGGTTTCAATAATACAACGACACAAAATGCACTTTTTATAAATCCTGTACGAAATGTTAATAACTCAAACATTTTGATGTATAATGCGGGATCCAAAGAATTTACATACGGAAATACTATAAACAATAACGTTCATGTATCAAATAACTTTACTGTAGACACGGATACACTTTTTGTTGATTCAGTGAGCGACTCAGTTGGACTCGGGACGGCGACACCCGATGCCAATCTTCATGTTGTGGGTAATGTATACGTGAGTTCCAATTTAACAGTTGACTTAAATACTTTACATGTTGATGTAAACAAACACTTTGTAGGAATAGAAACAAATCATCCCGATGCAACACTTCATGTAATGGGTAATACATACATTTCTGAAGATTTAACTGTTGATACAGATACATTCCATGTTAACTCCGCAACCAATTCGGTGGGTATCAAAACTAAAACACCCCAAGCTAATCTTCATGTCGTAGGTAACGTGTATGTTTCATCAAACTTAACTGTGGATACAGACACATTCCATGTAGACTCTATAAACAACTCCGTGGGTATCGAAACTAAAAATCCTGATGCCAATCTTCATGTAGTAGGTAACGTATATGTAAGCTCCAATCTAACGGTGAATACAGATACATTCCATGTAGACTCTATAAACAACTCTGTGGGTATCGAAACTAAAAATCCTGATGCCAATCTTCATGTAGTAGGTAACGTATATGTGTCTTCCAATTTAACCGTGGATACCGATACATTCCATGTAGACTCTATAAACAACTCGGTGGGTATCGAAACTAAAAATCCTGATGCCAATCTTCATGTAGTAGGTAACGTATATGTATCTTCAAATCTAACCGTGGATACCAATACACTTCATGTAGATGTTGAATCAGATCATGTGGGTATTAACACGGTGAATCCTGTCGCCGAACTTCACGTCGTGGGTAATGCATACGTATCATCAAATGTAACAATCGCTGATACAACAACAACCACTTCCAAAACAACTGGTGCCGTTAAAATTACTGGTGGTCTAGGTGTAGGTGGAAATATTCACGCGACTCATGTAAATTTTGAAGATGTTGTGGCCGATAGTATAGTTGTTGAAGACACGACTGTATCATCTTCTAAGACAACCGGTGCTGTTAAAATTGCTGGTGGTCTAGGTGTATCTGGTGCTTTATTTGGATCCACTGCTGAATTGGATGGTATAACTAAGGTAACTAATAGCACAGCCTCTTCGGCTAAAACGAATGGTGCCCTAATTGTTACGGGTGGTCTAGGTGTCACTGGGGCTATCTATGGGTCATCAGCTGGACTCGAGAGTCTTTATGTTACCAATACAACTGCGTCAACATCTAAAACCAGTGGCGCCAGCCGTGTAGCTGGTGGTCTAGGTGTGGCTGGTGATATTTATGCTACACATGTAAACTTCGAAGATGTAACCGCCGATAGTGTCACAGTTGAAGATACAACTTTATCCACCTCTAAAACCACTGGTGCAGTTATTATCGCTGGTGGTCTCGGTGTAGCCGACAATGTCTACGCCTCTAGATTTGTTGGAGATGGTGGATTACTTTCAAATATCGCAACAACTTTACAAGCTATAACTGAAAATGGAAATACAACATCGAATATAGTTCAATTCACTGGTGTGGGTACAAGTGTTGTAGCACACTCTAATGTTGGTGTAGCTAATGCAGTACCGGGTCACACCTTAAGTGTTGGTACACACCTCTATGTCGACGAAAATGGCCCAAATACATTAGTTCTTATAGGTAATACATCTGTGAGTGCAAATATTAGTGTAGGTGGTGACATCTCAATTGCAGGACTCAGTGTAAACAAATTCCCAATTGTAGGGTCTACCAAATTCCTTGAAGATTCTATTATAACTAAAACTGGGAGTGACA